TTAAAACTGCTCCAATCCCAACAGGATCGCAATTACAAGTATTAGATGGTGGTGCAAAGTTTGTTGTTCAAAGTGGCGATATTTTAAAAGTTCAAAGTGATACAGCATCAAGTGTTGATGCGTGGGTATCAGCAGTAGATGACATTAGTACATAGGAGATTATAGATGCCTTATATTGGAAACAAAACAGCAGATACAACTCTTGTAGAAGATAACAGTATTACATCAGCAAAAATTGTAAATGATTCTGTCATAGAAAGTAAACTTAATCTTATCTCAACTTCTAGTGTACCATCATTAGAAGCTAAAGGTACATCTGGAGTTACTGAGGGTTACATACAGCTTAACTGTGCAGAAAATTCACATGGAATAAAATTAAAATCACCTCCTCATAGTGCAGGTGCAAGTTATACTTTAACTTTTCCAAATAACGATGGAAATGCAAATCAATTTTTACAAACAAATGGAAGTGGAGTTTTAACTTTTGCTGATGCAGGTGGTACTTTTGTTCAAACAGGAAGAACAGTTATATCTGGTGGTAATCCTAGCGGTGTTGATATTAATAATTGTTTTAGTTCTACTTATGATACTTACTTCATTGTTTTAGATAAAATAGAAGCTACTGTTGATAGTGCTACAATATTTTGCAGATTAAGAGATAGTGGTGGCTCTGTTACAGCAAGTAATTATAGATATGCTAACAGATATTTTGATGATAGTGGAAATACTCAAAGTTATAATGCAACATCTGGTACTTATTATGAAATCACTAATAACTCAGATGATGCCACAAACACAGGTTTTTTACAAGGTCATATGTATGTACATAGACCTCATAGTAGCGGAGAATATACTAGGATGATATTAAATAATTCTTTTTATAATAGCACTTTGTCTGACATAAAAGTTGGCATTGGTACTTGTGCTTACGAAAATCCAGAAACACACACAGGAATTGGATTTAACATAAGTAGTGGTGGTATGAGAGATGGTGGCTCTTTTACAGTTTACGGAATAGCATACAGTTAGGAGATATTGATGACAAAAATTGTTGATAATATTGTTGGCTTACGAGATATGACAACTGAGGAACAAGCTCAGTATGATAAAGATTCAGCAGATTGGAATAGTAAATCTAACGATAGAAAATTAAGTCAAATAAGATTGTATAGAAATCGTAAATTAGAACAAACAGATTATCTTGCTATGTCAGATAATGTTTTAACTGATGAAATGAAAGCATTTAGAAAAACTATGAGAGATATACCACAAGATTATTCTGAAGCAGACTATGACGAATTACTTGCTAGAGATGAGCAAGGTAACTTAACACATACAGTATGGGAGAAACCATAAATGGCTTACATTGGAAGAGGTGTAGATAATATTAGTAATGTTGAAAAATTAGATAACATTAGTTTTTCTGGTAGCACCGCAACATTTAATTTAACAAAAGGTGGAACAGCTTTTATTCCTTCAAGTGCTGAATGTATCAGACTTGCAATAGACGGAGTGGAACAAGGTAACAACTATACTGTTTCTGGTAGCCAAATAACATTTGATTTTACTCCAAGTGGTAGCTCAACAAATAACTGGATTTATCATATAGGAGTTGGAGTTATAACTACTCCTGCTGATGGATCGGTTACAGAAGCTAAGATTGGTAGTTCAGCAGTAACAACAGCAAAAATAAATGATGGTGCTGTAACTTCTGGTAAAATTGCTAGTGGTGTTATTCCAAGTACGAGACCTAATGCAAATCCATTAATTATAAATGGTGATATGGCTGTGGCTCAACGAAGTACCTCTGCAAGTTCAATATCAAGTGCTGGTTATCACGCTTTAGATAGATTTAGATATAGTAATAGTTCTTCCGCAGTTGTTGTTACAATTTCTCAAGAAACTCTTTCTTCAGGAAACGCATATCTAAATGGTTTTCATAATGCTATGAAACTTGATTGCACTACTGCTGACACAAGTGTTGCTTCTGGTCATTTAACTGCCATGCAGTACAAGTTAGAAGCACAAGATTGTACTGTTTTTAGAAAAGGAACAGCAAACGCACAAAAAATGACAGTAGCTTTTTGGTTTAAAGCAACAAAAACAGGAACATATATTTTGCAATTAGGTGATTCTGATAATAATAGAAAAATATCTAAATCATATACAGTTTCTACTACTAATACATGGGAGCATAAAGTTTTGGTATTTGATATAGAAACAAGTAATCCAATGAATGATGATAATGGAGCAGGATTTGTATTAACTTGGTGGTTAGTAGCAGGATCTGATTACTCAGGTGGAACTCTAGCAACTTCTTGGGAAGCAAATGAATTTAATTCTAATTCTGCTGTTGGTCAAGTTAATGCATTTGATAGCACAAGCAACAATGTTCATATAACTGGAATACAAGCAGAGGTTGGAGAATTTACTTCTACAACTTTACCACCTTTTCAACATGAAAGTTTTGGAAATAATTTAGCTAGATGTCAAAGATATGCTTATCAAGTAGTTTCAAATGAATCAACGGCTGGTAATTCTCCTATTGGTGTTGGTGGTGCTCAATATAATTCTGGTCAAATGCAGTTTAGTATTCCTTTTCCAGTGCCAATGAGAACTAATCCAAGTTTAACTTGTTCTAGTGCTAGTAATAATTATTCATTTATAAGAAATGATGCGGCAGATAATTTTGATGATTTTGTTATAGATAAAGCAAATTCTAATTTAGCTGAATGTAAAAATGGCACAGACATGAGTGGCACACCAGGTCAAGCAGGAGTTGTTAGAACTGCTAATTCTGGTTTAAGTGTTTTATTTAGTGCGGAATTATAGGAGATATTAAATGGCAATTACAAAAGTTCAATATACAGACAGCGAAAAAACAGTAGTGCATATTGTTTATAACAATGACACTTCTGTAAAAATAAGCACATCCGTAGGCAACACTGAAAACACAGATTGGCAAACAGTTCTTCAATGGGTAGCAGATGGTAATACAATAGAGGAGGCAGATTAATGGCTCAAATTAAATTAAACGCAACATTAGGATTAGAAGGTACTTTACCTGCAATAAGCGGAGCAAATTTAACTTCCCTCAATGCAAGTAATATATCTAGTGGAACATTAAACTCTGCAAGATTTAGTGGTGGTAAAATTTTACAGGTAAAAGCTAAAATGAGTGGCGGCTCAAACACAAATATTAATAATAGTAGTTTTCAAACGCCTATTAATTCTAATTATTATTTAGAAATTACTCCTACAACTGTTGGAAATACAATAATTTGTTTGGGTGGAATGGATACTAACTCTGAAACTATGGGTGTTTATTATCATATTAAATTTTGTGTATCCACTGATGGTGGAAGTAGCTATGGAGATATTACAAATTCTGAAACTTCTTATCAATACTTAACTGGTGCTACAAGATATGAGCAAAATGGTAATTATCTTAATGGCTCACATACAGTAGGAAATACAAATGCTCATAGATTTAGTTTTATGGGATTATCTGGAAATGGAACAACTGGTTTTTATGCAAATGGTAGAGCGAGTATTACATTGTTTGAGGTAGCACAATGATATATCCAACTAATAAAGTTATTAAAATATTTCATGCAATAGAGTCATTAAATCCTAATGCAAATTTTAAATACATAGAAGAAGATATTTCTACTTTGGAATGGTTAAATAACACTACTCCAATAGCTAAAGAAGATATTGTTGCTGAACAAAAAAGATTACAGGATATTGAAGATGCTAAATCCTAAATGTGAAGATTGTGGTGGCAACGAAGAAATGTGTACTTGTGGTAGATGAAAAACGAAACAATATCTATCTCAGATAAATCAAAACTTTCTATGCCTATTGCCAACCTTGTGGCTATTATAGTTATGGTTGGAACTGTGGTGCTTATGTATTCACAAATTACAAATAGGTTAATTTCACTAGAAACAAGCCGAGAGTTGATGTCTGCTGATTTACTGAAAAAAGCCGAGCAAACACCTGTTGATCAAGAGCAATATATGTTGCTTGAATTTATAAGTAGTCAGGTTGAAAAGATACAAGATCAACTTTCAGATATGAGTCATAACAAAGTTAATATTACTAGACTTCAAACAGATATGAACAAGGCATTAGAGGATATAGAAAAATTAAAAGATAAGGTAAGAGCAAATGGTAATTGAAACAGTATTCGCACTTTGTATGTTTGTTAATTCTTCATTAGATGGACATATGCTTACCGAAGGTATGTCTGATTGCTTAAAAATAAAAAGAGAAGCAGAAAGAAATTTAGCAGATAACAGATCAAATGTTATTCGCTATGAATGTGGTTTGGTTAAAGCAGAATTAGAGCCAGACGCAGAAGGTAATTTAAAAATAAAAAAAATTATAGAAGGTAAATATTAAGGTATTACTATGGCAAAAACAACTGCACAGACGAACAAAGATTTAATTAATAAATTAGATAAAGAGATCGCATTAATTAAAAAAGATATTTCAGTAATAAAAGAAAACCACCTTTATCATATCGAAAAATCTATGAAGAATATTCAGATGATTATTTGGAGTGTTGGCTTTGCTGTATTCACCAATTTAATTTTATTAGTTAGAAATTTATTGATTTGAATAAAAAGCACCAGAAGGGTACTTCTTCTGAATTAGCTGCTGCAAAATATTTAAGCGACAAAGGTTATTATGTTTTTTTTCGTTTAAGTGTTACCTCCCCTGTTGATTTAGTTGCCGTTCATTCCAAAAAAAAAGAAGTATTACTTATAGATGTTAAAACAGTTTCTTTGCGTCTAACAGGTAGACAAAAAGGTAAAAGAATAAACAGGAGAGCTACACCTGAGCAAAAAAAATT